CTCCGGTGACCTGATCCGCTGCCTGATCATCCAGACCACGCTCTCCAAGCCGTCGGCCTGATCCCTTTCTGTCGAGCCGGTCCACGAGGGACCGGCGGCCGTTCCACCCGTTCCACCCGCTCCGGCCGCGCCGGTCCCATGAGGTTTCCCGATGAAGCGCCCCTTCGTCACCGACGCGACCCTGACGGCGATCGCGATCGGCTATCGCAACCAGGCCCAGACCCTGATCGCCGACCGCGTGTTGCCGCGGATGCCGGTCGACGAGGACTTCAAGTGGATGTTCTATCCGCTCGAAGAGGGCTTCAACGCCCCCGACGCGCGCATCGGCCGCCGCGGCCGGCCGAACCAGTTCGAGTTCACCGGCCAGGAGCGGACCTCCACGATCGAGGATTTCGGCTACGACGCGCCGATCCCCTATTCGGACGTGAACCGCGCCCGGCGCCTGCGCGAGGCGAAGCTCTCCACCATCGATCCGGAGAAGCGGGCGGCCGAAGGCCTCGCCGATATGCTGCTCCTGCAGCGCGAAGTGCGCGTCGCCGGTATGGTGCAGAACACCGCCAATTACGATGCCAGCCGGCGCCTCGCCCTGACCGGCACGGCCCGCTTCGAGAACTACGGCGGCACCTCCGACCCGATCAACGTGATCAAGGACGGCCTCGACGGCACGCTCGTCTATCGGCCGAACACGGTCGTAATGGGCCAGCCGGTCTGGTCGAAGCTCCGCTCGCATCCCGACCTGGTCAATGCCGTGAAGGGGACCGAGAGCGGCAAGGGCATGATCAGCCGGCGCGAGTTCGAGGAGCTGTTCGAAGTCCAGCAGCTGCTGGTCGGCGAGAGCTTCGTGAACCTCGCCAAGCCCGGCCAGACCGCGAGCCTCGGCCGCGTCTGGGGCAAGCATATCGCGCTCCTCTATGTCGACCCGGCGCCGGCGGCCGAGAAGCTGACCTGGGGCTTCACGGGCGAATACGGCACCAAGGTCGGCGGCCGGATCGAGGACGAAGACATGGGCCTCGACGGCGGCTTCCGCATCCGCGTCGGCGAGAAGGTCAAGGAGGTCGTCTGCGCGCCCTCCGTCGGCTACCTGATCCAGGACGCGGTGAGCTGACATGGCGAAGAAGCCCCAGCCCCAGCCCGAGGCCGCCGCCCTGCCGCCGGCGGCCGCCATCGAGCCTGCGGCCGACACCCTGGCGACCCTGCAGGGCGTGACGGTGCCGCCCGGCGATCTCGCCGCCGACTTGGCGGCCCCCGGCCGGGTCGTGCCGGGTACGCTCGATCAGCGGCCCGACAATCCCGAAGCCGGCATCCAGCTCGAAGGATCCGGACTTCCGCCCATGGTGGAGGCCTCGGCCGCCCCCAAAGCCGGGCTCGATCTCGCCCTGACGCTCCGCCTCAAGTCCTGCACCGTGACGCTGATCGCCCCGGCCATCATCGACGGTCGCCGCCGCGAGATCGGCGAGACGGTCGAGGTCGACGAGACGATCGCCGCCCAGCTCGCCGCCGCCCAGGCGATCTGACCCGATACCCGGGGGAGATGGCTGATCCCCGACGTTGAGACGAGCCGACCGCGCCGAGGTGCGGCCGGCAAGGCCATCCGAGCCGGTGGAAGGCCGGCACTATCCAACCGAGAGGAACGCCTGATGGTCCGTGCAAAGTTCAAACTGACGTCGATCACCGAGCATGCGCACACCACCGCGCGCACCCTGAAGTTCGCGGCCGAGTACGATCCCTCCATCCCGGAGGATCTCCGCTTCCAGAAGGCGACGCCCTGGGGCCAGTTCGAGATGACGATCGATAATCCGGCGGCGATCGGCCAGTTCGCGATCGGGGCCAGCTACTACCTCGACATCAGCCCGACGGCCGCGCCGGCCGACTGATCTCCGGGCCTCGACCCGGACCCCCATCGCCGCGTCCGATGCGCGTCGCGCGGCGATCTCGGGAGGCGGCGGCTCTGGGCGTGCCGCCGCCTCATTCCGCCCATCCCGAGACAACGCCCCCGAGAGACGCCCCTCATGACCGCCTTCGCCACTTTGCAGGATCTGATTGACCGGCATCCCGAGCAGCTGACCATCCTGGCGGCCGACGAGACGACGGGCCTGCGCGATGACCTTCGCGTCGCCCGGGCGATCGAGGACGCAGGCGCCGAGATGACCGGCATCCTGCTCGGCCGCTATTCGGCCACCGATCTCGACCGGCTCGAAGCGACCTCCGAGGCGATCCTCCGCGTCTACTGCATGGATATCGCGCTCTACCGGATCAGCCTGTCCTTTGCCCGCACCTCCGATGCGCTGAAAGAGCGCTACGAGGCCTCGATCGCTCGGCTCAAGGACATCGCCAAGGGCGCCGGCGGCCTGGTCGTGCTGGGCACCGGCGGCGCGGCGCCCGGTTCCGAGGCCGGAGACGGTGCGGCGACCCCCAACGGCGTGATGATCTCGGCGCCCGAGCGGATGTTCACGCGCGAGAGGATGTGGTGATGACCGGTGTCTCGATCACCATCGACCTGACCGGCATCGACCAGGCGCTCGCGGCCCTGTCGCGCCTGGTCTCCGGGGTCGGCGACGAAGACATGATGTCGGCGATCGGCGCGATCGGCGAGAGCCAGACCCGCCGACGCATCCAGTCGGAGAAGTCCGGCCCGGATGGCCAGGCCTGGCCGCCGAACCTTGAGGGGACCTCGATCCTGCTCCGCTCGGGGCAGCACCTGCTCGGCTCGATCGCCTGGACGGCATCCGCCACCCATGCCGAATGGGGCGCCTCCTGGGAGTTCGCCCATGTCCATCAGTTCGGCGCGACCATCGTGCCGAAGCAGGCGAAGCAGCTGAGCTTTGTCGTCGGCGGCCGGCGGGTGAACACCAAGAAGGTGACCATCCCGCCGCGGCCCTTCATCGGGATCTCCGACGACAACGCCCGTCAGCTCCTGCAGATCGTCACCGATCATTTCGGGAAGCTGCTGTCATGACGCCCGTGAGCCTCGCCGACCTGATCGCCGACGATCCGCTCGGCACGCTCAAGGCCGCGATCGTCGCCCGGCTGGCCCAACTGATCACCGGCATCGCGGTCGCCTCGCATCCCGGCCGGCTCGACATCTCGGAGGTCACCGAGCGGGCCATCGTGCAGGCGCCGGGCATCGCGGTCGGCTGGAGCCGCATCCGGGGCGCCGAGATGCTCGACGGGTCGGTGCATCTGCCCATCGACTGGGTCGCCTATCTGGTGGTCGCCGACAAGGCGATCGGCGACCGGGCGGTCGATCGCGAGCGGATCGGCCTGGCGCTCGGCCGGCGGCTCCTGCAGATCCTGTCCGACCGCAACGTGGCGACCTGGGGGTTCACCGGCGTGACGCCGCCGTCGGTCGATCCCGGCCCGGAGTTCCGGCCGCTCTTCACGGTCTCGGACGCCGCCAAGGGCGCGGCCTATTACGCGGTCACCTGGAGCCAGAGCCTGATCGACCAGGGCACCGGCCTGTTCGACGGCCCGGATCCGCTCGGCAGCGAAGTGGTCGATGGCGACGGCCGGCCGGCGATCGACTTCGATTTCGGCGACGGCGTCGCCCCGCCGCCGGAAGTGCTCGCCCTGTTCGAGCTGGAGGGCTGACCGATGGACCTGGTCGCCTCCGAACTCCGCCGCCTCCGCCGCCAGGTGGTCGACCTCAACCGGCGCCTGGCGCTCGCCCGCGTGCCCGGCACGATCGAGGAGATCGACACCGGCAAGCGGATGGTCCGGGTCAAGATCGGCGAGGATGCCGAGGGCCAACCGATCCTGTCGCCCTGGGTGCGCTGGGAGGAGCAGGCCGGCAACGCGCTCCTGAAGGTCCATGTCCCGCCCGTGAAGGGCGCGCGCGTGAACCTGGAGTCCCCGTCCGGCACGATCGGCGAGGGCTCGGTCGCGAGCTGGTCGACCTATCACGACGCCAACGCCGCGCCGTCGCAGTCGGCCGATACCGCCATGCTCGCCGCGAGCACCTCGCAGATCGAGATGAAGGACGGCGAGATCTTCATCCGGACAGCCTCGAAGCTCACGCTCGAGGTCGCCGGCAGCACGATCGAGATGCTGCCGGCAAAGGTGACCGTGAAAGCCGACGAGATCGTCACGGACGGCACGACAAAGGTCGGCTCGCCGGACGCGAACCGGCAAATCCACTTCGTCTCCGGCCTCGACAGCGGCGGCGATGCCGCTGTCGACGGATCGAGCAAGGCCCTGGTGTGAGGACCCCGCATGGAAAGACAGTCCTACCGCGTCACCGACAAGGCCGGCCCGAAGGTCGCCGGCCGCACTGCCAGCCCCGGCGAGGTACTCGACCTGACCGAGCCGGAGGCCCGCTACGAGGTGATGGCCGGCACCATCGTGCCGGTACCGGCCGAAGCCGAGGTGGAAGCCGGCGCCCCGAAAGCCCGCAGGCCCAAGGCCGACGTTCGAAAGGTCGTTGAAGGGCTTTTCAACCCCGCTCAGGAGGGGTCGGACAGCTGATGCAGACGATCCGCTACCGGACCGGTCTCGACCGCACCACGTTCAAGCCGCTGGTCGGCTGGGCGCATGTGCAGCAGTCGATCGCCGTCATCTGGACCACGCGTCTCCTGACACGCGTGATGCGGCTCTCGTTCGGCTCGGACGTGCGCTCCTGGCTCGCCGAGGATCTGACACCGGAGACGGCGATCGGCATCTATGACGAGCTGGTCACGGCCGTGCACACCCACGAGCCGGAATACCGGATCCGCGACCTGCAGTTCGTCTCGCTCAGCCGCGAGGGCGGCCTCGGCCTGAAGCACGGCGGCATCTACTACCCCGAGGGTCGCCTCGGCAATTACACGATCGCCCAGCCGGTCGCCGCCTCGCTGCCGCTGGCCGCGCGCGAGGGCTGGTACCGGCGCAATGCCGTCCTGGGTGTCGGCACGACCGGGAGGACGGCCGCATGAGCGCCTGGACCCTGGACGATCTCGCCGGCCTGGCGCGGCCGGCGATCCTCGAAGAGCTGTCGATCGACGCGATCTTCGCGGCGCGCCAGGCCGAGCTGGTCGAGCGGCTGCAGGCGGCCGGGATCGACTATTCGGTTGAGGATCTGCAGACCGATCCGGCCATGATCCTCCTGCAGGAGGCGGCCTTCGAGGAGACGATCCTCCGGGCGCGGGCGAACGACGTGGCCCGGGCGCGGTACCTCTACTATGCCCGCTTGACCGAGGTCGACCATCTCGGCGCCTTCTACGACGTGACCAGGCTCACCGGCGAGCCGGACGCGCGCTTCAAGCTGCGCATCCGCCTGGCCATCCAGGGCCGCTCGACCGGCGGCACCGAGCCCGGCTATCGGGGCGCGGCGCTCGGCGCCTCGCTGCGGGTGGCCGATGCGCGGGTCTATCGCGACGGCCGGGCGCCGATCATCCATGTCGCGGTGTTCAGCACCGACAACAACGGCGTCGCCGACGCGACCCTGCTCGGGCTGGTCCGGACGGCGCTGGAGCGGTCGGAGTTCCTGGTCATCAACGACACCATCGACGTGCGCTCGGCCGTGGTCGACGTGGTGCCGGTCGCCGCCGATGTCTGGCTCCTGCCGGATGCCGACGTGTCGCTGGTCACCACCCTGCGCGACGGCCTGCAGGCCGCCTGGGCGGAAGCCTCGGGCCTTGGCCGCGATCTGACCCGCGCCTGGCTGGCGTCGCGCCTGATGGCCGACGGGGTCGCCAATGTGGTCGTGACCGCGCCGGCGGCCGACCTGGTGGTGCCCTTCGACAAAGCGGTCCGGCTCGGCCTTCCGACACTGACCTACCGGGGGAGGTCCTATTGACCGCTCACGTCGAGGTCCTGCCCGGGAATGCGACCGACTTCGAGCTGGCGCTCGCGGCCGTGCTCGATCCCCACGCGCGGCTGGCCGATGCGGTCGAGGCGATCCGGGCGGCCGACCAGGCGCCGCCGGTACCGTTCCTGCCGTTCCGGGTCTGGGAGCTGGGCCTCGGCGAGCTGACCCCCTATGTCCCGAACGTCTTCGCGCTGATCGCCGAGGGCGTGCGCTGGCAGCGGGTCCGGGGCACACGGGCGGCGATCGACCGGGCGCTGACCTGGGTCGGCTATACCGGCGCGCTCGAATGGCAACCGACCCGACGGCGTTGGTGGAACGGCGTGCAGCTCGCCCTCGGGCGCATCCGCGACGCCGAGGAGCCCGATCTCGACCGGATCGAGGGCCTCACGGGCCTGTCGCTGCCGTTCCGCAGCGACTTCCTGCGCGGCTTCCGCGGCTACGACGTGCGCGCGGCCGAGACGGGCTGGACGCGGACTTCCGCCTGCATGCTGTCGGACTGGTCCGGCGCCAGGCTGCACCAGGCCGCGATCGCGCCGCACCGGCAGAATGCGTGGGCGCCGAAGTGGAGCTTCGGCCGGGAATGGCTGGTCGACCAGGCGGCCGCCGAGCCGGACCTGCGCGCCCTCGGCGTCTGGGTCGATGCCGGCGCCGGCTCGCCGCTGTGGTCGAGCCTGACGGTGCCGTGGTCCGGCGACACGAGCCACTGGACCGACAGCGCCGACGTGATTCGCCGCCGCGCGATCGCGACCGCGCTCGACGGCCGGCGCTGCTGGGTCCGCTTCGAGGATGACGACGGCACGATCGGCCATGCCCGGGCGCGCGTGCGCGGCGTTGCCCCTGCGGTCGGCGGGGAATACCGCGTCGCCGGCCAGGACTGGACCTGCCGGACCGACAGCCCGACCGCGGTCCTGGTCTCAACCCTGACCCGCTTCGGGGATGGGGCCGGCCGGACCGCGACCCGCATGGGCCTGTTGTTCGATGCCGCGCCGATCCCGCCCCTGAAGCCCGCCATCCCGTGGGCCGGTCCGGACGATCTCGCCGGCGGCACGGTGGTGCCGTCGTCGGTCGGACCCGGTGCCCTGCCGTGGTTCGACGCGCCCGAACCCGACCGCCTGGTCGCCGAGACCGCCTGCACCATTCCCTTCGGCCGGACCGTGCGCGAGCAGGTCCGCTTTCTCCTGAGGCTCTGATGCCCTACGAGCACCCCTCCGGCTTGCCCTCGACCTACGACCGCGCTTCGGCCGGCCCAAACCGCGCGCGCCTCCTGTTCCCGGAAGGCGCCTTCCTGCAGGGCGCCGACCTCAACGAGGCCCAGTCGATCATCGAGCGCCGCGGC